TGCGTTGAAAGTTATGCGCGGTCCGGCCTCGATTTAGGCTTGCGCCATCTCCACTCCGGCTATGTATACATGACAGGCTTCCGGACACCTGCCGCGCATTTACCGCCTCTCGGCGGTATGTCAAACCAAATGAACCTTGCCGGTTGAGTCGATCCGATCCTCGTAGCGCTTCACTTCGCGCTCCATCTCGTCGGCGACAGCCGCTTCGTACTCCGCCAGGGTGATGATGCCTTTGCCGATCAACAGGCGCGCAATCGCCGCATCGTTGACCATGGCAGAGTTCACGCCAACTCTCAGGTGCTTCGGGGTTGTCTCCGCAGTACCTCTCTCCATACACACGGCAACACCGGATTGCATTGCGTGAGCCGCCTTTACATACCGATCCTGATCGCTCAAGATGTAACTCCTTTCAAATTCTTCACCGCGTCCACAACCTGTCCAACCGTCATCGCCGCGGTGATCGCGCTGTCGGGGATTTCAATGTCAAACTCTTCTTCGAGATCCTGGGCGAGTTCGATCAGTTCGATACTGTCCAAGCCAAGATCGTTCACCAATTCATTATCGTCCGTGACGCTTGCAATGTCAATGCCGAAGTTGAAGAGAACGCTGCGTACCTGCGTTGAGATTGTGTCCATGGTCACCCCTTTGCGAGATTGTCGAACCTTGTTAGACTGCCTTCAAATGCCAACTTCACTACGTCGGTAGGGCCGTTCCTGTTCTTGGAAATTATCAATTCCGCCAAGCCCTTCAAATCTTGATTGTCTCTATCGTACATCTCCGGCCTGTGAATAAAATAGACAGCGTCCGCGTCTTGCTCAATTTGTCCACTTTCACGAAGGTCAGACAAGACCGGCCTCTTATCCTGCCGCTGCTCTGGGTTGCGGTTGAGTTGCGAGAGAGCAATGACCGGGCAGCACAATTCTTTAGCGCACGCTTTCAGTGAACGGGATATGTGAGCAATCTCCTGTTCGCGGCTCTGTGTCTTTTGGCCGGCAGAGCAGAGCTGAAGGTAATCCAGAGCTACGAGGTCGAGCCTCTTCTCTCGTTGTTGTAGACGCCGCGCCTTTGCGCGCAATTGAACAGGCGTCAGTGTAGCCGAGTCGTCAATGAAGATGCGCGCTTCGAGAAGGTCGTTCAACGCAACTCCTAGTTTACGCTTCTCTTCGCCGCTCAAATACCATCCATCCATCGCCCGCTTTACGTCGACCCTCGCCCTGGATGCCATGAAGCGCCGCTCCAAAGCCGCGCGAGACATCTCCAGCGAAAAGAAAGCGACCACCTTATCTGTGCCACAGCAGATATTCTCGATGATATTCATGGCTAAACTTGTCTTTCCAGCACTCGGACGCGCCGCGATGATCGTCAATTCCGACTTCTGCAACCCGCCAGTGAGCCGGTCAAGATCCATGAACCCCGTTTGCAGTCCCGTCTTGAGTTGCGGCTCGGTGTACGCCTTCAAATAGGGATCAAGACCCCCCGCAGCCTCGACCGACTGGTAAATCGTCCGCAGCGCGCCAGCCTGGGCGTCTTGCGCGATTTCAAGGAGTTGGCCCTCGGCCGCTTCGAGTATCTCCAGAGCCGTCTCGCTCTGATCCGCCGCGCGCGCAATGCCTGCGGAGAAGATCAGCATCATCTTGCGCAGGCGACTCTTATCGAGGACCAGCCGGATATACTCGGAGATCACCGGGCGCCGGGGCAAAGATTCCGTCAACGAAAAAAGGTAGGCGCGACCTCCCACCGCTTCGATTTCCTTGTAGCGATCCAGCTCTGCGGCCAGCGTCACGATGTCCACCGCCTGGTTCGCGTCGATCAGCTCGCTCATGCGCAGGAAGATGCGGCGGTGCGAGTCAAGTGAAAAATCGTCCTCGGTGAGCTTCTCGGCGCATTCCGAAAAAGCGTTATTGTCCAACAAAATTGCCCCAAGCAGAGTGCGCTCTCCATCTACACTTGCGGGCAGCCCTTGGTCGAACGCCAAGGCGGGCATGGCGCGGCCTCGCTCTGCCGGCGGCTCAGGCGCTTTGTCGGGAAGCCGGAACTCTTGCAGGTCAGCCACTACTTACCCTTCCAGTTGAATCACAATCCCAAAGCAGGGAACAGGTAGGATGTACACCCGGCGCTTCACGCGGTCGATGTACACCCCCACCCATAAATCGCAAAGCTCGAAGATGAAGTAGAACTTCATTCGACCTTCGTGAAAGTATGCTGGCCTTTGATGTCGGAGTGGAGGAATTCCCCGTGGCTGTCGGCGTCGGCAAATGCCTGGGCTTTGTCTGCGCCCACGCCATCGTAAACATAGGTTCCGCCGTGGTGAAAGCGAACGGTCAGCTTCTGTGAATCAGGATCGTAAGCTGCCGAATGGATGTTCTTGGATTGCTTGAGATTGAGAACCTGCTCTGCCATGTTACACCTCCGCCTTTCCGGTTATGACGACTCTGACGGCGACTGGCCGCCCCTTTGGACCATCCTCAATTGCTCCCTCAACAATATCTCCTTTGTCGAGCTTGCGATAACCATCCCCTTCTATTCCTGTGTAGTGAACGAATAGCTGAGGACGACCTGGGCCTATATCGATAAACCCATAGCCTTTTTCTGATGAGAAACTTACCACATTTCCCTTAAACGCTTCCATACGTCACCTTTCTCACGAGAGCCTTGATGGTTTTTGGACGTACCCCATATTTTCTTCCAACCTCTGTCCAGTTTTTCTTTCCGCCCTTCATTTCTTTTCGTATCTCAAGAACTTGCTCTGAATTAAATTTCCCTCTCTCTGGTATCCTTCCCTTGCTTGCCGCATCCCGCATATTATCCTTCTGCGTTCCTAAGAACAAGTGTTCCGGGTTTGAACACTCTCGGTTATCGCACTTATGAAGAACAAATAACCCGTCAGGAATATCCCCAAAGTGGACTATCCAAGAGGCTCGATGAGATGTGAACACCGGCATCACCTCTTCATGTCCTTTCTGCACACCAATTGACCCATACCCATTCTTCCCTACGTGGCCCTTCCACTTCCAACATCTTCCAAGTTCAACGCGCAGCAATGGACCGTCTTTGTCTACCATATTCCAATACCGATCATGTAAATTCGACTGGTTATTGTGACCGTGAATGAATTGACGCGGTTCACCTTTTACTAATCCAGAGACCTGATAGCTATCTTTGGCGATTGACGTTTTATTACCACACCCACAATGGCAGAATCCTCGAGGAATCTCGCACTCCACGTTACGGCAAATACATAGGTTTTTGGGTAAATAAACCCATTGCTTATATCCTCCAGTATGACCGTGGATGTATCTCTTGGGAAGCCCTTTTGTCCATCCCTTCTCCTTGTTCGAGTTTTTAGCGATAGGCGCACTTCCCCCGCACCCGCAGTGACACTCGCCATAGGGAATTTTGCAGTTGAGATCGCGGCAGATGCAGAGTCCTGGTGGTAGAGTTATACGAGAGGGCATCCTGAGAACCTCCATTCTCGGTGACGTGAGTCGGGAGCGACAACTCCTGATGCCCTCAGTATACACCATATCCACCACCTACTTCTTCTTCCTGCGCACCGAGAGAGAACCTACTTCCTTGACGCTGAGGCCAGGGACATTGAACGAAGCGCCGAGAGCTCCAGCCAACTTGTTCGCGGCTGAAAGATCCCACTTGAGCAATGCCGCCGCCTGCTGCATGTCGTACTTCCCGGCGATCACGGCGCGCATGAGAGCCACGATCGAAGCGGTATACGCTTGATCGTCTTCAATCAAATCCTCGTCCACTTTCCACTTGCTTGATGTGGATTGCCCTTCGATTTTTTGGACAGCCGGTGGAATATATTGCGGTTGGATAAAAGGCCTTGGAACTTGTATCTCTGGCGCATCGAAGAGGGTCTCGGCGCGCTGCTCGTCACCCTCGTCGAGCGCATCTTGCACATCGAGGAGTTTGAGCCGGGCGGCCTCCGCCTCCTGCAGACGGCGCGCCTCGGCATCACGGCGCTCGTTGTCCTCGCGGATCTTCTGCTGCCGGATGCGCTCCTGGGCCTGATCCCATGAGAGGATCTGCGCTTTGACGTGCTTGATTCCAGCCTCCAGCGGCTCCAGACCGGCCTTGACCTTGCCGCCGGTCTCCATGTAGACATCGTACAAAACCTTGCGGAGCGGGTCCAGAGCGGCCTTGGTGGTGTCGGCCTTGCTCACCAGCCGGTTGAGCGTCTCGCTGGCCTCCACGCGCTTCTCGGCGGTGTCGATGCGCACAGTCAGCGCCTGCTGGCCCGTCTCGACGTTCTGGGCAATGATCGCCTTGATCTCACCTTCGCGCTCGGAGAGCAGGTCCAGCGCCTCTGCCGCGGACTCAGGCGCGCGCCATGCGGCAAGGACTTCACCGACGGGCTGGCGAACGATGGCGGTCTGCTCAATAGGCGTGTAGCCGTCCCCGGTCTTCGCGTAGACATCAACCCTGTCCACTTGTGGGTCCAGAAACTTCTCCGGGTCGCCGGGCTGCTCGAACCAGACCACCTCTTGCGGCTCGCGGCCAGTGCTCCGCGCATACTCGGCCTGCAGCATCTCGACGGTGATGTTGCCAGCGTCCGACGGCGGGTAGACTCCAGCCTCAATCTTCGGCGCCGGGTCGATGCTGTGGCCGTTCCAGCCCGGTTCGACCAGCCGGATGTCTTCATCGATCACCTGCAGCGCCTCGGCTGGCTTCGCCTTCGGCGGCTCCGGCGTCTGGCTGGGGTCGGCACCGAGAACGTCGTACTCCCAGGCCGGGTTGGATTTTACGTTGGCATTCCACCATTTGCCGATCGACGGCGCGGTCAGCGCTTCGTCGGCTACTTCCGGCGCAACGTTTTTGTAGGCGCGGATTTCCTTTGTTGAGAGGAACTCGAAGAGCAGCTCCCAGGTTGACTCGCTGTAACCGGCCCGGCTGAACATGCTGGACTTTACCGGCTTCAGGCACTCGTAGATTTTAGTATCAGGCATTTGGTTTCCTTTCCTTGTTGAATCGTCGTTGTTCTGCAATTGCATCCTGTTGACTGAACGTCCTACTTCCATCGCGAGGATGACACCAGCGCTCTTCGATATACATCCCGTGTTTCTTGCGCGACCAAAGATGCCAACCGTGACTCTCTAGATATTTCCGGTTTGCGCTCATCCCGCCAACTCCAATTTCCTGCGAAGATCCTGTCCGGCTTCCATACGCCAGTAAACATTCCGCAGCGCCGCAACGCCGTTCGCGCTGTCCGACTCGTGATTCGTATGCTCCGCGCCCAGGTTGTAACGCCCTGTCTTCATCAGCATCAGCGCAAACCGGCGCACACGTCCACAATGATTCGAGCCGAATATCGCCATCTCCTGCAAGGCTGTCTGAATCGACCAACTCGGCTGCCGACTCGCCGTGCATTTCAATTCGACCAGCCACTTCTCGCGGCCCTTTGTTCCATAGCAGTCTGGCGTTACGCCCAAGGCCATGCCGTGTATCTTGGTAATCATGCTGCGCTCAGTCCACTGCGGGTCCGGCTTGAAGCCTGTGTCGGAGAGAAAGAACATATAAGCCTCGAAGTAGGGCATCGTCTCTTCGGTGATCCAGCCTGGGTCAACCTCCCCAAACTCGTTGTAAGCCGCCGCCAAAGCGTGAACCTCGGTTCCTCTACGCGCAGCATTCTCCAACACATCGGGATCAATGCCGCTGTAATCGGACAAGCCTTGGAGCTTCAACACCTGCGTTAGCGACGGGACGAACTTACCCTGATCGTCGAGATACTGATGTGGCTCGGTGCTAAAACTCCCGCCTTGGATTTGGGTAATCACTGAGCAATCTCCACGCTATGCGTCAAATGCCACTTGCCGTTCGCTCGTTTGATATTGCTTGTGTTGAGGCGCG